CTTGCGGCCACGAAAGGTGACGTCGGCATTGCTTACACGAACGCGGACGTCGCAAAGGCTTCGATGCTCAACGCATTGCGTGAACGCTCGGTTGCTATCGATACGCTGATACATGCGCACCTCGGCGCGTCCGATACGCTGCGCGAGCTGGCGAAGCATTACAAGGACGACCCGCGCGTCAAGATTACCGTAATGAACAATCGCGGCGGCTTGGACGATATTGCAGTCGGTAGCGTTGAGGACGTGCCCAAGTATCAAAAATTCGAGTTGCGCAATCAGCTTGTCGGCCAGGCTAAAGAACTGCTCGACGAAGGCGCGATTACGAAGGCCAAATACGATTTGCTGATTCGCTAAAAATAAGTGTTGACATAGGTAAATGATTTACCTATACTGAGGGCGTCGAATCAATAACCCCTCAAGGAGAACACCATGTCAGACTACAAAGCCCAGCAAGCCGCCCGTGACGTTTGTGTCAATGCGTTGCGCGCCGCAAATCCCAACTTGGTCGGCGGTTACGGTTGCGTCGTCGCTGCCAAAAATATCCGCAAAGAATTGAAAGCCGCGTTTCCTGGCGTCAAGTTTAGCGTGGTCAGCGAGAAGTACGCCGGCGGCAATAGTATCAATGTGAGATACGAAGACGGCCCGGCGGTCGCGGAAGTTGAAGCAATCGCCAATAAATACGCGGTCGGCAACTTCGACGGAATGACTGACTGCTACAATTACGAAGCGAGCTATTGGGCCGATGCGTTTGGCGGCTCGAAGTTCATTTTCGTCGGTCGTGACTTCTCGGACGAAAGCGTCGCAGCCGGTATCGCGGCGGTCGTCGAGAAGTTCGGCAACGTGAACGAACCGAGCGTCGAAGACTTCCGCAACGGTAACGCCCGCCGCGGCTCCCCGTTTGGCGAGGGCTTCGGTGGTCAGGAATGGGATATTTTGATTTACCAAGCGTTGCGCGAAATGGATTTGCGTAATGTGCAAATTAAGTGAGGTGACTAAAATGGCAATCGACCCGAAAATGTTAGAAGAAGCGAAGAAGCAGGCGCAAGCCGACGACAAAAAGGACCGCGAGGATAGCAAAAAGGCTCGCGAGATTTGGGACGGCGTGGTCGGCAAAGATGGCAAAAAAGCCTAAAGTCGCTCGCAGCGTCGCCGCCAATCGCGGCGTCGAGGCGAAATATCGCAAAGACCTCGAGCGCATGATTGGTGAAATGTGCAAGTCGGTCGAATACTGGCTGCAGGCTGGTTATCGCAAGTACCCGCCACGTATGGCCACACTTGTCGACTACGCGCAGGATGCGAGCCCGTCAGAGTCGATTGCGCGCATTTTGGACGACCTCGCTAAACGCTGGGTCGCGCGCTTCGACGAATGGGCGCCAAAGATTGCCGAAATCTATTTGGCCAGTATGTTCAAGACCAGCGACAACGCGTTCCGCCAGTCGCTCAAAGATGCCGGCTGGGCGGTCGACTTCAAGATGACGCCCACGGTGCGCGACGCGTTCAATGCGTCACTCGAGGAAAATATCGGCCTCATCAAGTCAATCCCCGAAAAATATCTGCAGCAAGTCGAAGGCGCGGTGATGCGTTCCTATAGCGCCGGCCGCGACCTTGAAACTATGGTCAAGGAATTGCGCGAGCTGTATCCAGTCACCGAACGCCGCGCCAAACTGATTGCGCGCGACCAGTCGAACAAGGCGAACGCTGTGGTCAACCGAGCGCGTCAAATGGAACTAGGGATTACCGAAGCCGTGTGGATGCACTCGCACGCGGGAAAGAATCCGCGCCCCGACCACGTTGCGGCGAACGGAAAAAGGTATAAGATAGCGGAAGGCTGCAAAATTTCCGGCCAGTTTATCCAGCCAGGAGAGGAAATAAACTGCCGTTGCACCAGTCGGCCGATATTGCCGATTTAGGGGGTTATATGTCAGACACGCAACGCAAACTCGACGACGGCACGATTGCGCAGGGGGTGACGAATCTCGCCGAGAATGGCGATATCGCAATGCCCGTTCCGCTTTTCCAGCCAATCTTAATAGGTAACGCGCGCAACTTCTACCCAGATAAAGCGAGGGGGTTCGTGTTCGGCAAACGCACTGGCATCGACAATACTAGCGTCGATTTGTGGGAAGGTCCGACCGACACCTATGTCTTTCCCACCGCGCCTATGCAAATGAAACTCACTTCTACAAGTGACGGAGACTCAGCGGCCGGCACCGGTGTTCAGGCTGTGCACATAGAGTATTTAGACGCAAACTATAAGCCCGCATCCGTGGAATTTGATACCGGCGGCATCGCGGGCGTATTGACGCTGCCCGAGGATATCTTGCGCATAAATGGGTTCCATGCGACGCGTGTCGGTGCTAATGGGCGGGCCGTCGGTGCGTTGTCGCTGACCAACGTTGCTGGAACGGTCACTTACGGATTCGTCAATGTTGGCGAAAACACCGCGCGTCAAGCGATATATACGGTCCCTGACGGCTTTTGGGGTTACGTCAATCACTGGCAGCAATCCAGCGGCTCCACTGGCAGTCATTTTTGTCAGATGACGTTAGACGCGACGACTCATTTGGGTGAATTATACCCCGGCGTATTTTTGCTACAGGATGAAGCGGGTTCGCAAAATGGAGGGTCGCCTATTAATTTTCCGATAGCCATACCGATACCGCCGCGCGCTGACGTTAAGATTCGCGCGGCGTCCGACGCGCCAAATGCCAATGTTACCGCGCTCGGCGCAATCATGGGTTGGTTCGAGCCGATAGTGGTTGCGTAACATCACGTAAACAGGCCATAATTAGCATCATGCCAAATTTGATATTAGCTTTCGACCGAACTTCCCGCCGCTTCGATGCGGACGGGCGTTTGCACGTCGACCGCTCGCATATCTCAAAAGCTACGGTCAATCCGTACTACGGCAAAGAGATTCCCGGACATGAAGCGCTCGGCCTCGAGGCTGACAAAGTCTACCGACTGTTGCGCGACCCCGTGGAATTGGAGCGAGGTGCACCAACGTTCGCGCGGCTCCCAATTCTGTCTGAGCATATCCCCGTCACCGTGGACGCGCCGCGCCCCGACTTGGTCATTGGCGCGATTGGCTCCGATGTGAAATTCGACGCGCCGTATCTTGACGCCGATTTGAGCTTTTGGGATTCCGCGGCAATTGCCGGCATCGAAACAGACAAGGTGCGCGAGCTGTCA